TTATCGTACCGTCATACATCGGCGGCCAGTCGATTGTGGATGCTCTTAAAGAGTATTCCGCTAAAGACAAATGATATTAGAAGCACTCAAGGGCTTGGCTGCATTGCCGAGATTGGTAGATGCAGTCGAGTCCCTTGGGGATATAGCGACAGCGCAGATGGCGCAGAAGCGGAAAGATGACAAAGATAAAAAAGTGGACGACCTTATTGATGCTGCTCGCGCTCGTCGCAAGCAGCGGTTGCTTGACAGTGAAGCTGAACGGGTTTCAGGAGATAGCGGAAAGCCATCCGGTTGGGCTGGAGGAGGCGACCTCGACGGATGAAGGTGCTGCGTTAATTAGAGATTTGGGAAGATATATAAACGAACTTGAACGACAAATAGAACAGGGAAACTAGACTATGCCAGAGTACCAAGGAGAATACGAAGACAACACCGCTGCCAGAGCGTGGAGGTTAAAGGTTAAGCAAAAACCATTAGAAGAGAAGAAGAAGGGGATGGCAAAGATTAGGGAAGCGGCATTGCTAAAGCTCAATAAAGGCGTTGACCCGAGAAAACAGGGTGACAAGAATTTGAAAGAAGCCATACAGATGCTTAAAGGTGAAAAGGAGAGGAATGAGAGGAATGAGAGGAAGGAGAGGAATGAGAGGAATGAGAGGGAAGAGAGGAATCACCTTCTGTTACTAAAGAAGCGCGAAGCAGAGGAAAGGAAGAAAGAAGAATTGCGAAACAAAAGACAGGACAGGATGTCCTAGCTGAATTAACGACGATTGGAGTCCGGACAATGACATTAAGCGAACTAGCAGACCAGATTACGACGAAGTTGAGCGACACTGATGCAGCGTCAGTAGCGACCTGTAAGAAGTTCCTCAACAACCGTTACCGTATGCTCTTTGAGTCAGCCCTTTGGACTAACTCTATGGGTACAGTTTCCACTGCTGTGACTGCCGAGGATGAAGTCATCACCCTTTCCGACAATCCAACCGTATTTTACTACCCTACATCCTCTACTGTCTCTGCTACTGCCCCGAAACTTGACTTTATTGTAGCGATTAGGTTCACCGAGACGGGAAAAGATGACGGGCTTGAGCTTGTCGGGGCAAGCTGGATGCAATTCTTCCAGTTAGACCCTAACCAATGGAATGACACCTCACAGCGCAGGGCAACTCCTACAAACTTTGTTCCTCTGCCTCCGGACGGGAGTGGTAATTGCCGAATTAAACCAATCCCAACCCCTAAAACAGCAGGTACTTTATTCGCACTCGGAAAACTGAAGTTTGTCGAGATGGGTGACAGTGACTCGCCTGTCATCAATGGAGCGGAGAATGCTTTGCTGGCGTATGCGGAGGCAGATATGCTTGAACGTGCTATGCAGTACCAAAAGGCACAGGTCAAGTTCGGTGAAGCGGCCAATATGCTGCAAATCTGCCGAGACTTGGACAATGTGCAGCAAGATAAGATTACAACAATCGTTCCTATGGTTCCCAACCACTGGCAAGCAAGTGATTTAGTATAATGTCAGTTCAATCGAACAACGTGCTTGACGACCCTATCCTTCTGGATGGTAATGACAGCTTTGTAGGCGGTCAGGTTAGCTCCACACGGGCAAACCTTGTTCCGGACAATGCCTATGCTGAAGGCAAGAACATTGACTTGGATGAGTTCGGGAATGCGGTCACACGTAGGGGTGCTGCTCTTACAACTGGCTATCTCGTGTGGGAAACAACCTCAAGTAACTGGGAAGCGGAGGGTCAGCTATGGAACGGCTTAACTGCCCCCATTAAGGGTGTCGCTTACTTTGACACGGGAGCAGCAGAGCGACTTGTTCTGTCTGACGGTGGAACAACCCTGAAGACTTCAACAGAGTCAGGAGACTTTACGGTAATTACCGGAAGCTCTATCGCCGCAGGGGCTACGGTTGAGTTTGCACAGTTAGTAAACAGGCTGTACTACGCTGATGGTGATGGAGCGTTGCGCTACCTAGACTCCTCCGCAGCAAACCAAACAATTACAGCAAACAAGGTTACTTCAATCGAGATAACCGAGAAGGGGGTAGGTTATACCAGCGTTCCGACCATTACATTTACAGGCTCCAACACATCGCCAGCAGCCGCCACGGCTGTTCTTGGTTATGGCGGCAAGGTTGTCAGTGCCACGGTGACTGACGCTGGCTCCGGATACTCAACTACTGCCCCGCCAACCATAGCATTTGCTACTGCCCCGTCAGGCGGGACTGACGCAGAGGGTGTTGTTCACCTTTCCCAGACTCCACTCAAACCCAAGCTACTCGTCTCTGCGAACAGTAGGCTTTTTGCAACCAGTGCGGATGCCTCGATTCCTGATGACACAATTTACGTTAGCGATATTCTGGATGGAGAGTCTTGGGATTTGATTGGTAACAGCATCCGAGTCGGTGGTGGTGATGGCGACCCCATCGTAGCCCTGACACCTTGGTATGGTTACAATATGCTGGTGTTCAAGGAGCTTTCAATCTGGGTGATTGAAGCTGACCCGTCATTGGCGGTTGCTGACTGGACAGTTAAGCTAATCAATAACCGGACGGGTTGTGTTGCGGCACGAACAGTCCAGCAGGTTGGCTCGGATGTGCTGTTCCTTTCCCGTGATGGCGTTCGCTCTATCAAGACGATTGAGGCGGGAGCGCAGACTGACGTTTCCCTACCCGTAAGCACCCCAGTAAACGACCTGATTGGCCGAATCAATCAGGCTCAAATCAGCAAGTGTTGCGCGGTCTACTGGCGCAACCGTTATCTGCTTTCCGTCCCTCTGGACTCATCCACAAACCCCAACAGAGTTTTGTGCTATCACCTCCTTGCAAAATCTTGGACAGGCCACTGGTCAGGATGGGAGCCGAGAGATTGGGTGATTACCGCTTTCGGCGGCAAGCTCCGGATGAACTTTGGCGACCAGAGAGGGCAGCTTTATACTTGGGATGACTACACTGCGGAGGACTCTACCACGGCAGACACTTACAAGGATGGTGCGACAGCTTATGAGAGTTACATCAAGTCCAGAGCCTACCGTTACGGAGAGACTTGGGGAGATAAGATAGGTTACTCTGTGCAGTTCAATCTTGAAAACATCCACTCCACAGCAATCACATCTAATCTATACTACTACAAAGACTTGAGTGATTCAGCGCAAACGCTTGCGAGTAGCGTTAGCCTGACGGCAGACACTAACCTGATTAGGGAGGGCTACAACTTACTGCCCAAGGGCAGATTTAATCAGATTCAATTTAAGGTTCAGGCTGACGAGGGAAGACTTGCCCTTCACTCGATAGAAACATCAGCCTTTGGACAACCGATAAGGCCGGAGCGATGAGCAGCACAGCACAGTCAGAAACTCTCGCGAGAGTTTCGTATCCGCAAAAGACCCACGAGATGGCTGAGTTCCTTACATCCAATCTGGAGTACCTGAGGGACTGGGGGGACGAAAAAGTCTTAGGATGGCTGCAATGGTTCATAAACAACGGACGCTGTTATGCAGTTGCAAAGGACGGTGAGCTTGTCGGACTGACCTTGGCGAGGTATGTTGATACCGAAGAGCAATGTAACGAGCATTATACTGACACCGGAGGGCCAATATGTTATATAGAAGCCTCTGTAAGCAGGTATCCGAAGTCTTTAAATACAATGTACCAGATGGTATGGGATGATGCAGGACATAAATCTAAATGGATGGCGTGGGTGCGCCATAAGTATAATGACAGAGTAACTAAAATAGATATGCGGAGAGCAAAGCGCAGATTTATAGGGGATTAAGCTATGGGAAAAAGTTCACCACCACCACCACCACAAGCACCGGATTACGCCGCAGCAAATCGGGAGGCGATTGTTACGGATATAAGCACACTACCACTCCGCCGTAAGATTGAGCAAGCAGCTAGGCTTGGCGAGCGGGTAACGTATTCCGACCCCTATACAGGAGGCCCAGATAAGGTTGCTGACTTTACTGGGCTTGGTGATATGCAGCTTACCGAGCAGGAGATGAATGCTGCGCTTGACTTGATTCCAACTATGTCTCAAGCACAGTTGGACAACCTCGCCGAGTTTGGCCCGCAGTTTGTCGCAGCCCAGAGAGACCAACTCAGGCAGATGTCTCCGGAGGAGTTTGACTTACGCGAAGACTTTGCAACCAGACTTAGAGCAGGGGAAGGAACCGCAGAGGGGCTATTTGGCGAAGGCGTAGATGTTCCGACATACGAAGAGGTCGATGCCCCCACGATGGCAGATACCGGAGCTACCGCAGCCACTCGTGCAAAGATGGACGAGCAGATTCTGGACAATCTGATGCAGGAAGACAGGCTCACCGCACTGCAACAGAGGCAAGCAGAGCAAAGCGTACTCAAGGCAGCAGCCAGTAGAGGCCAGTCACTCAGTGGGGGAACCGCACTAAGGGAAGTCCTTGCCAAGATGGGAGGAGGACAAGAACTTGCGAGGCAGCGCAGGGCCGAAGCAGCAGGGTGGCTGGGAAGCGGTCAGGCTGGCTCAGACGTAGCAAATACACTTTCTCAGCAGAACTTTGCAAACGCTATGAGCAGGGTGCAGCAGATGAATCAGGCTCGCGGAGCCTCATTCGCGGGACAGCAACAGAACCTAGTCCAGCAGCTTGGCGCACGACAGCAGGATGTCGGAAACATTCAGTCCCTTCTGGGGCTACAACCAGTTGCAGCACAGGGAGGATATATGGCTGGACTCCAACAGGGTGCATCGCCATTCAGTATGCCACAGACCAGCAGAGGGATAGGACTGGACGCAGGAGCAGG